TAATAGATAGTATTATTATACTATGCATTATGAAACAACACCTTTATTCTCTACACCTCTTCTAAAGTCACACTTAGGACCATTAGATCCTATTACACTTGCATGGCTCAAGCGTTTAGATTATCCAAATAGCGCAGTTGCTCAGTATGGTAACGAAGATCATTTGCCTGAATCAGAAAGAGGATTTGATATATTAAGTCAACCAAAGTTATTAAATTTAAAAACTTTAATTAAACGTGCAGTAGATTATTTTGCTTATACAGTACTAGATGTTATTGACGATGTTGAGTTTCAACTTACTACTAGTTGGATTAATAAAATGAATACTGGTAGTGATATAGAATTACACAATCATGCTAATGCTGTAATTAGTGGAGTATACTATCCTGATGTAGGACCAACTAGTAATCCTCTTACGTTTAAAAAGAACAGACAACACTTAAATAGTTTTCCTGAACATGTACGTCCAGATACAAAACAAAACTGGAGTCAATATACTTCAGGCGAATGGACTGTAAAACCAATGACAGGTGACGTATTAATCTTTCCTAGCCATTTAGAACATACTGTTGCTAGAAGTTTGGATAAACAAGATAGATATAGTTTGGCTTTTAATTATTTTCCAAAAGGAAAAATAGGACAAAATTCAGTTAGGACTTTTATATGAAATATCAAACTACACCGTTATTTTCAATTCCGTTATTCTATGCAAATATAGGATCAGTTAATGCTGAAACAATGACATGGATTGAAAACTTAGATTATCCAGACGAAGCGGCTGGACATGATCATACTTCAGACAAATATATTTTAAATAGTCCTCAACTATTGTCACTTAAAGAACAAATTCAAAATGCTTGTAATGTGTTTACAAAAGAAGAATTAAAAATAAATGATGATGTAGAATTTGAAATGCAGAATAGTTGGATTAATAGACATGTAAAGGATGAACAAAATACACTACACTGGCACAGCAATGCTATGTTAAGTGGAGTATATTATATACAAAATGAACCAGATGCTGGAGATATTGTATTTCAAAAGTCACATTTATATTATAACTTATTTCATGATACAGTAAGAGTATCTTTTAAAGAACCTACACAATACAATACAAACGAATTTTATGTATCACCAAGGTCAGGCGATCTAGTGTTATTTCCAAGTCATTTGGAACATATGGTTACCCCAAATCTAACAACAACTCCACGATACAGTTTAGCATTTAATTTCTTTGCTAGGGGGACTGTAGGCGGCGGAACATCGGAACTTAAATTATGATTATAGGAATATGCGGCTTAATTGGCTGTGGTAAAGGAACAGTAGGAGATATCTTAGTTGAGAATCACGGATTTACAAAACTAAGTTTTGCTGATAAATTAAAAGATGGCGTAGCAACAGTATTCAATTGGGATCGTACTATGCTTGAAGGGGACACTGTAGAAAGCAGAGAATGGCGCGAAACACAAGACGACTTTTGGACTAGAGAAACTGGACGTACAATTACACCTAGACTAGTGTTACAAGAGTTTGGTACTGATTGTATGCGTCATGGATTTAATGATGGTATTTGGGTAAGTTTAGTAAAACAAGAATTAGTTAAATATCCTAATAAAAATTTTGTTATACCTGATGTACGTTTTCCAAACGAAGCAAATATGATTAAGAGCATACACGGCGAAGTATGGCGTGTAAGACGTGGACAAGATCCTGTATGGATGCGTATGTATCAAGACATTGGTGTTGAACCTAAAGATGTACATGAGTCTGAATGGCGCTGGGCGAACGTTGATTTTAATAATATTATATATAACGACTTAGGTATTAACGAACTTAAAAGTCAGGTAAAAGGTCTCCTTGTTTCCAACGAACACCTTGCTTCTGCATAATACGTTGACAGTTTGCACATATAGTTTTTAAGTTTAGAATACTACAATTTTCTAAATTACCATCTATATGATATACATTAAATTGCTCATGGTGCTTACTTTTAAATCCGCACTTTTCACAACTGTCCTTTTTAGTATATCCTCTTTGCTTCCATTTTGGTACACCGTGCTTTGGCCCATTGCGTAAACATGTTTCACACTTCTTTCGATAGTATGTTTTGCCGGCTTTCTTATAGTTTATAGCCGCTGGTCGTAGTTTACAATCACATAAAGGTCTCATGTTGTATTTACCACACCTTTTTGGTCCCTTTTTCTGGTGTTATTATAGGCATTTTAATTTCAATTCATATAAATACTATGAACACTTTTATTAAGGAGAAACACAATGGCATTATCATCACCAGGTGTTGAGGTTAAAGTAATAGACGAAAGTTTTTACACGCCCAGCGAACCAGGCACCGTACCAATGATATTTGTTGCTACCGCACAAGATAAACAAAATGGCGGCGGGACTGGTACAGCACCAGGAACGACAGCGGCAAATGCAGGTAAACCTTTTTTGGTTACCTCACAAAGAGATTTAGTAGAAACATTCGGCGAACCAAAATTTTATACGGATACTAACAATAATCCGATACATGCAGGCGAACTTAATGAATATGGACTACAAGCGGCTTACTCACTATTAGGTGTAAGTAACAGAGCATATGTAGTTAGAGCAGGCGTTGACCTAAGTGGGTTGACAGCAAGTGCAGATGCTCCAACAAGTAACCCAGCAAATGGCACATATTGGGTAGATACAGCAAGCAATGTATATGGTATCTTTGAATGGAATTCAGCAGGAGCAAATACGCTCGGCGGTCAATCGTTTGGATACAAAAAGCCATTAGTAATTACAGATGCAACTAGACTATTTGGCGAAGTTGCAACAGGCGCACCAAAAACGTCAGTAGGCGCAGTAGGCGACTATGCTATTACAGCGGCAAGTACACTACACAAACTATACTACAAAAATGAAAGTGGTACATGGGTTGAAGTAGGAACTGGCGCATGGAAAGCAAGTTGGTCTACAACAGCAGGTACTGCTGGTGCAACAACAACTTCAGGCTTGAACTTTACTATTAACAGTACTACAGTTACAGCAAACGCAACAGACGCAACAGCATTAGCGGCAGTAATTAATGGTTTAAGCATTAGTGGTGTTACAGCAACAGTTGAAGCGGCTAACGATATATTAAGATTACACTCAACAGGTGTTAACATTGTACTAGCAGAAGGCACAGGCGCATTAGGCGACATGGGTCTTGTAGCAGGAACATATGCGGCACCAGCGTTGAATATTGCTCCTCATACAAGTGTTCCCGAGTTTGGTGCAAGTGATACAACTCCACGTCCAACAGGAAGTATTTGGGCAAAGACTACTACACCAAATAAAGGTGCTAAATGGGCAATCAAAGTTTGGAATGATGCAACTAAATTATGGGACACAAAAGATGTTCCAATTTTTAGTTCAAACCAAGCGGCTCTAGCAACACTTGATAAAGCAGGCGGCGGTTTAAATCTTGCAACATCAAGTCTTTATATTAAATCAAACGATGCTGAAGCATCTGATTTAGTAGCAAACTTTAAAGTGTACAAACGCAATTCAACAGGTGCAACAAGTATTACTTCAAGTGCAGTAACTACACAAGCATCTAGTGGTACAGCATCATTTACTCTTCAAGAGTCAATTGTAGGCAGTGCAACACTAGGAAGTGCAGTAACAATTTCACAGGCAGTTGATGGTGATGCAGGTGATGCTGATCATATTGCAGGTGCAATTAACTCAGCAGGACTTACAAATGTAAGTGCAAGTGTTGACTCACAAAACAGAGTTGTAATTTCACACTCAAAAGGTGGTGATTTTAGAATTAAAGATACAAGTGGTCACTTAGCAGAAATTGGTTTTAGTATAACAGATACTGCAAACTTATATACTGCTCCAGCAGGCGATACAAGTGCAGACTTTATTGCTACAAACTGGAAAGTTTTATCAGCAACTAATAGTTCAAGTGCTCCAACTGCTTTAGCAGTAGACGGAACATTATGGTACAATAGTATTGTTGACGAAGCAGACATTATGGTACACAATGGTACAACTTGGGTAGGTTATCAAGATACGTCTAGTCCGTACTTTGCGGCGGCGGCAGGTGATAAAACTGATCCATTAGGACCAATTGTAAGTGCTACTGAGCCGTTAGCGGCAACAGGACAATCAGATGGAACTGGTCTTAAAGACGGTGACCTTTGGATTAACACTACAAATATTGACAAGTATCCAGAGATTTATCGCTGGTCACATGCTAAACAACTTTGGGTGTTATTAGATTCAAGTGATCAAACAACATCAGATGGTGTATTGTTTGGTGATGCACGTTGGTCAACAGCAGGTTCACTTAGTAAAGAAGCAACTATTGTAGATTTACTAGCAAGTAACTTCTTAGATCCAGATGCTCCAGATCCAGCATTGTATCCAAAAGGTATGATTTTATTTAACACACGCAGAAGCGGATTTAATGTTAAGAAATTTGTACGTAACTATATTGATACAACAAGTGAAAACGGACGTCAAGGAGATGCATTAATGAATTCTTACTATCCACACAGATGGGTAACTGAGTCAGCAAATAATGCAGACGGTTCAGGTAAGTTTGGTCAATCAGCACAGAGAGCAGTTGTTGTACAAGCAATGCAATCAATGATTAACAGCAACCAAGACATTCGTGATGATGAATCAAGAGTGTTTAACTTAATGGCGGCACCAGGATATCCAGAACTAATTGGTGAAATGATTTCACTAAACTATGACAGAGGCTTAACAGCATTTGTTGTAGGCGATTCACCAGCAACACTAGATTCAAGTGCTACATCACTAAACGAATGGGGTACAAACGTTGCCCTTGCAGTTGAAGATAACAGTGACGGTCTAGTAAGTAGAGATGAATACTTAGGTGTTTACTATCCATGGGGCTTTACAAGTGATAACGCAGGTAACAACGTTGTTGTTCCGCCGAGTCATATGATGCTAAGAACTATTGCGTTAAGCGATCAAGTTTCGTTTCCATGGTTTGCTCCAGCAGGAACAAGACGTGGTGGAATTACTAACGCAACAGCGACAGGGTATATTGATAACGAAGGAGAATTTGTTTCAATTGCACTAAACGAAGGACAGCGTGATACGTTGTTTGGTATTAGTGTAAACCCAATTACATTTATTACAGGCGCAGGACTTGTTTGTTTTGGACAAAAAACAAGAGCAAGAAATGCAAGTGCATTAGATAGAGTAAACGTTGCTAGACTAGTAATATACATGCGTAGCCAACTTAATAAACTTGCTAAGCCTTACATCTTTGAGCCAAATGATAAAATCACACGTGATGAGATCAAACAAGCGGCTGAAAGTCTAATGCTTGAGTTAGTTGGTAGTAGAGCACTATACGACTACATTGTAGTATGTGACGAATCTAACAATACTCCTAGTAGAATTGATAGAAACGAACTATACTTAGACATTGCAATTGAACCAGTTAAGGCTGTGGAATTCATTTACATTCCACTTAGACTTAAGAATACAGGAGAGATTGCAGGATTATAATTCATAAAATGAGCCCCTGAAATATGGGGTTCGTTAATGATAAATACTTGTAACAGGAGCAAAAAGATATGGCAATTTCAACACTCTCAAAAATTACAGTACCACTAGCGAGCGATAGTAGTTCATCAACACAAGGTTTGTTGATGCCGAAACTACAGTATCGTTTTAGAGTGACACTTGAGAACTTCGGTGTATCAACACCAACTACAGAATTAACAAAACAAGTTATTGATGTAACACGCCCAACAGTAAACTTTGAGGAATTAGAAATCCCAATTTACAACAGTAGAGCATACCTAGCAGGTCGTCCTACTTGGGAAGCAATTACATTGAACTTAAGAGAAGACGTTAACAACAGTGTACAAAAACTAGTTGGCGAACAACTTCAGAAACAATTTGACTTTTTCGAACAGTCAAGTGCGGCATCAGGTATTGATTACAAATACACAACACGTATTGAAATCTTAGATGGTGGTAACGGTGCTAACACACCAAACGTACTAGAAACATTCGAGTTATACGGTTGCTTTATCCAAAACGCAAACTATAACACACTAGCATATAGTTCAAATGAACCAGTAACTATTGCATTAGCAATACGTTACGACAACGCTATCCAATCACCACAAGGTGAAGGAATTGGTACAGCAGTTGGTAGAACTATTAATAGTCTAGTAACAGGCGGCGGCGGACTATAATAAGTTTTTAACATTGCCATAGTATTAGAAAGAGGGTGGCTTAGGTCACCCTTTTTTATTTTATACGCACTTTTCTTTTAAGGATAAATATTTGTATGGCCAATATACTCAACGGATTTTTAAATAATGTTTTACAGGGTGCAACAAATCCTGGTGGTAACCTAAAAGGTTACGACCATGCCGCTAGACTATTTACAGACGACAGTATGCGTCTTGCGCCAAAAACTAAATTCCTTTATCATGTTGTATTTGAACTAAGTGCAAGTGCCCAAAAAATGCAACCTCAATTAGATCAACGCCATAAAAACGAAATTAATATGCTTGTAAAGTCAGCAGATTTACCTAAGTTTAGTATTCAAACTGCAACTAAAAATATGTATAATCGTAAAAAGAATTTACAAACTAGCATTGAATATGATCCGATTAACATTACTTTCCATGACGATAACATGGGATTGACTACAACATTAATGGAAGCATATTATAGATATTACTACAGAGATGGAAATTATAGAAGCGAAGGAATTTCTCCTCCATACAATCCTCGTAATACATATCAAGGTAAAGAATTACAAAATTATCGTTATGGATTAGATAATGATCATACTGAACCTTTCTTTAATAAGATTACAATCTTTCAAATGGCAAGACATGAATACTTAGGATATACTTTAGTTAATCCGTTAATTACAGGTCTTACACATGATCAAATGGATAGTGCAGATAACAGCACACCTTCACAAAACCAAATCAGCGTAGCATACGAAGCAGTATTTTACAGTAGAGGTCCAGTAGGCGAAAATAGTCCTAAGGGATTTGCAACTACTCATTATGATAAAACTCCTAGTCCGTTAACAATAGGCGGAGGTGGAACTAACAGTCTATTTGGCGGAGGTGGTGTTATAGGTGGCATTAGTGATATCCTTGGAGACATTGCTGGCGGGCAATTTAATTTAGGTACTGCATTGACAGCGTTTAATACATTTAAAAATGCTAAAAATTTAAGTAAAGAAGGACTGCGGGAAGAAGGATTTAATATCTTGAAACGTACAGTTACAAATATTGGTAGAGAAGGTGTTAGTGGATTAGGTAATATTAGTATTCCAAAACAGTCAGGCAACGGCGGCACTGCTTCAACTACTTCAACAGTAGGCGGCACAGTAAATACTAACAGTGCATTATATCAAGATAAGATACTACAAGCGTCTGGCAATTCAAGTGTCGGTAGTACATTACAATCACTAAGAAACGGCGGAACATAATTCATGAGTAGTAGTTTAAAAATAACACCCGTTGATAGTTCAAACGAAACAAAAGAATTCTTTAACAAATATTTTACTGATACAATTTCTTATAGTGCAAATCAAGTTGACTCTGTAGTAGGGTTTTTTCTTAAAAGAGGATTTGATGAAACTTCTGCAACAGGTATTGCTACAGTGCTTTTGCAACAAGCAAAAGTAGATGAAGTAAATGTATTCACTTTGTTAGACACTCTTAAAGGATTAACTGATGTACAAGTTAGTGGTCTAGTTGGTGAAATTGTAAATTATAATAGATCCAAAATAAGTGTTATTGGATTTAAAGTTACCGACATGGTCACGAAGCAAGAGCAACGAAACATAGTGGTGTAAACCATGGGACGTTTTGCTCAAGGAAAATATAATTTAAAAAACCCAGACAAGTATATTGGAAACAGAACTCCTACATATAGAAGTAGTTGGGAATTTGCATTTATGAAGATGTGTGATGAACATGCTTATATTCAAGCATGGGCTAGTGAAGCAGTAAAGATTCCTTATAGAAATCCATTAACAGGTAAACATACAATATACGTGCCTGACTTTTTTATTGCATATGCAAATAAAGGTGGCAGTAGAAAAGTTGAAATAATAGAAGTTAAACCTGAGAACCAAACATTAAAAGAAAAACTTGGGCGTAGCAAACACAATCAAGCGGCATGGATTGTAAATCAAGCAAAATGGGAAGCCGCTAGAGCATGGTGTAAACAAAAGGGTATGTTTTTTAGAATTGTTACTGAAAAAGATATTTTCCATAGCGGCAAACGATAAATAATAGTAGCAGTTAATGGAATATTAAAATGACAAAGAAACTACAAGATTTGCTAGATTTACCAGATTCGAAAAAAATTATCGATGAAGCATCTAATCAAGAAAAGCAACAAAAGAAATACGAAGTTGCTGAGCAAAAAGAAACTATGCGTGATATAGCAGAGTTTGATAAGATTGCTGGTGCGTTGCCTAGTGTCAAAGGACTAGGCGAAAAAGCAGATAGTGAATTGAATGAAATTGCAGATAAAGCACTACAAAGTTATGAAGATTTAATGGATCTTGGTATGAATGTAGAAAGTAGATATAGCGGTAGAGTATTTGAAGTAGCAGGATCTATGCTTAAGACATCATTAGATGCAAAAGTTGCAAAAATGGATAAAAAATTAAAGATGATCGATTTACAACTTAAAAAAGAAAAACAAGATAAAGATCAACCCATAGAAGACGCTGGTATTGTAAACGGGCATGGCGCTATTGTCACTGATAGGAACAGTCTATTAGCGAGATTAAAAGATATGGATAAAGATAAATAGTAATAGAGGATAACCGTCATGAAAACATTTACACAAATATTAACAGAGTCTAAAAAGACTTATGAATTTAAAATTGGTCTTGCAGGCGATATGGCAGAAGGATTTCAAGATAAACTTGAAACTGCTCTTAAAAAGTTTGATGTTGTATCAATGTCAAATGGCAAGAAAACACCTATACAAGAAAGACCACTAGATTTTCCACAGTTGCAAAACATGGAAGTTACATACTATGATGCAGAAGTAGGATATCCAACTACTCCGCAAGTATTACAAGATTATATTTGTAAGTGTTGTGAATGTGACCAAAGTTATATTATTGTAAGAAATGCTAACGATCCTAGAGAAGAATACCAAGCACCAAAAAGTGGCGAACCTTACGAAACAAGACTTGATACTTTAGAGATGGAACAAGCAGATCCAAAAGCACAAGACAGTGTTGCTGGTAACAGAGTAATGGATTTACTCAAAGAGTTAGAAGTAGCACGTAAAGAACGTAATACAGATCCAATGGAAGCGGCGCCGCAAGGCACGAGCAAAGACATTGATGATTCAGAAAATACTAAAGCAGTTGTAGGAGGCTAATATGAAAGATCTATTACAAAAATTAACGGACCTAGAGAACACTTTAGATTCAATGGACCCAACACCAAAAGAAGTTAAGCAAATTAATGAAGCGGCTTCAATGAGTATTAATATGTCAGGTGAAACAGCAGATGATGTTGCACGCCTAGTACAAATTATGCGTGATGGTGGAGCACCAGATGCAGGCGAAATGAAGCCAGACATGATGCCACCAATGGGACCACCAGATATGGGTAAGATGCGTGACCTAGTTAAAATGGCACCACCAATTGACATGGACGGAATGGACGGACCACCAGATATGCCAGGCATGGACAAAGGTGATGACAAAGATGCTATTATGGGCATGGATATGGAAGATGACGTAGAAGAAGCAGGCTACGACAACTCACCAGAAGAAGATTATAAAGATCATAACTATATGACTAAAGATTTATCAGGCGGTATTAACCGTGAGAAGAAAGCATATGCGGCCGCTCAAGACGGCGATAATGCAATGGCTGTAGAAGAATTACAATCAGCATTACGTGATGCACTTATGTCTAAAATGGCAGAAACAGATGAAGTAGTTGAAGCAGAAGAAGATGACTTTGACGAATCAGGATGTGTAGGCGAAATGAAAAAACTTATGGCAAGCGGCTGTACTAAAACAGAAATGTTCCAAAAAGTACAAGACGGATACGGTTGCGGTAAAGGTCAATTCGAAAAACTATTCGCGGCACACTGCGGCTAATCCCCCCAACTATTCAATAGGACCTTCGGGTCCTATTTTTTTCGGTAAATATTACTATGAGCAAATCACTAGACGGCGTCTTAATTAAGAAAGCCAATAAACGAGAAGCATTTACGAATGATCAAGTGGAACAGTTACTTAAATGTAGCGACACTAAATTTGGTTATGACTACTTTGCTCGTAACTTTGCATACATACAGCATCCTGTTAAAGGTAAACTTTTGTTTGATCCATTTGAATATCAAACACGATTGCTCCAAAGTTATCACGATTATAGATTTAATATTAATATGTTGCCTAGACAAACTGGCAAAACAACATGTGCCGCAATTTATTTGTTATGGTATGCAATGTTTGTTCCTGATCAAACTATTCTAATTGCCGCACACAAGTATACTGGTGCACAAGAAATTATGCAACGTATTAGATATGGATATGAAATGTGTGCTGATCATATTAGAGCAGGAGTTACAAACTATAACAAAGGCTCAATTGAATTTGAAAACGGTTCACGTATTGTAAGTGCCACAACAACAGGAAACACAGGACGTGGTATGTCCATATCATTATTATACTGCGATGAGTTTGCATTTGTTATGCCTAATGTTGCCACAGACTTTTGGACATCAATATCACCTACACTAGCAACAGGTGGTCGTGCTATTCTTACAAGCACACCTAACAGTGATGAAGATACTTTTGCTACTATATGGAAACAGGCAGAAGATAAGTTTGACGAACACGGAAATGAAAACGAATTAGGACGTAATGGATTTCATAGTTTCCGTAGTTACTGGCAAGAGCATCCTGACAGAGATGATAAATGGAAAGATGAAGAACTAGGACGTATTGGTGAAGAAAGATTTAAACGTGAATACGATTGTGAATTTTTAGTATATGACGAAACATTAATTAACTCAATTAAGTTAGCCGCACTTGAAGGTGACAATCCTATTATTAATATGGGGCAAACACGTTGGTATAAAAAACCTAGTCCAGGGTTTACATATGCTGTAGCACTTGATCCTAGTATGGGTACAGGTGGAGACAATGCGGCTATTCAAGTATTTGAATTACCTAGTTATGAACAGGTAGCAGAATGGCAACATAATCAAACTGCTATTCCAGCACAAATAAGAATAATGACAGATATATGTAAGCATATTGAAAAAGAAACTGGCGATGCAAGTACAATCTATTGGAGTGTTGAAAACAACGGATTAGGCGAAGCCGCACTTATTGTTATTAATGACTTTGGTGAGGAGAATATACCTGGACTATTTGTAAGTGAACCTATTAGAAAAGGACATGTACGTAAGTTCCGCAAAGGATTTAATACTACACATGGCTCTAAAGTAACAGCATGTAGTCGACTAAAGACCATGGTTGAAAACGATAAAATGATTCTACACAGCAAACCTTTTATATCAGAACTCAAAAACTTTGTAGCAACAGGCTCAAGTTATAATGCAAAACTAGGGCAAACCGACGATTTAATTAGTGCAACGCTATTAGCACTCAGAATGATGGATGTACTCAAGGATTGGGATCCTAGAATCTATGATACATTTAATCAGTCAGATCAGCACGGAGATTATATAGAGCCAATGCCAATCTTCGTTAGTAACAATTATTGATAAATATTAACATGAAAGACTTAAATAAAATTGGCGAAGAACTGTTTTCTAAACTACGTGGTAGATTTAAAAACATTCAAATCGGAAATCAAGAAGGTACAGTTACAAATGTACCTGGCGATTCTCGCTTCTACGACTTTGTATACGGCGATCAGGGCGGCAAAGTAAGTGTTAGTTTAGATGAAGATAGTATTGTAGTAATGTACAGTGAGAAACTTTTTTCTGAAAACGATACAAGGAAGAAAGAATGGTACGATTTTTTAAAAGAAATGAGAGTATTTGCTAAAAAGAGAATGTTAAATTTTGAAGTAAGAGACATACAAAAGTCAAACTTAGAAAAGAGAGATTACAAATTCTTATCTAATAAGAACGGAGATAACACCATGACAGAATCAACAATGTACGGAACTAGTAAAACTAGTTACCAGAATATATCAGATGCAAGAATTTGTGTGAAGCACAGTGAAAGCATTAACCAAGAATTAGCAGGCGGACGATCACAGAAGATTGGAAGCATTTACATTGAAAGTGCAAACGGCGAACGTTTTAAATATCCATACAAACATTTAAACGGTGCAAGAGCAATGGCAAGACATGTAGCAGAAGGTGGCAACATGTACGATGACTTTGGTAAACACATTGTTGGGTTATCAGAAGAAATGAATAAACTACGTAAGTTCAAAACATATATGTCAAGAAGCAGTGTCATGGCTGAAGGTCTTGCAGGATATATGGATGTTGTTAACGAGCGTCTCGAAGCAGTTAAGAGTACAGTAGCAAAACTTCAAAACAAATCACACTACACAGAAGCAACAACAAACTTTACAAGTGTTGTACTTGAAGAAGTACCAGAAGATGTAGCAACTGATTGGACTGCACAACTTACTATTAAACAGTTCAATGAAGAACTAAAAAGTGTGTTCCCATACATTTATAAATTAGTAAGTGAAGCAAATGCAATTAAAGAATTAGGACCTGAAGAACTTTTAGGTGAAGCAGATGACGACAAACAAGATAACGGGACAGATAAAATGGATGTTACTGACGCAGATAAGAAAATGAATACTCCTGCATACAAAAGAATGAAAGCAGGCGACAAACGCTATAACGATAAGACTACAAAAGATGAATCAGCAATTCCATCAGAAGCAGACATTGATGCAGGCTTTGATGAAATGATGGGTCAGTTTAGCGAAAAAGCAAAACCAGACTTTTTAGATATGGATGGCGATGGCGACAAAGAAGAGCCAATGAAAAAAGCAATCGATGATAAAGAAGATGGCGACGAAGACGAAACAGATGAAGGTAATGCATACGCACACGCAGTACGTAAAGCAAAAATGGACGGTAAGAAAAAAGGTGATAAAATAGATCATCCAGATAGTGACGAAGATGATATTACACTTGAAAAAGACCAAAACATACCGTTACCAGAAAAGATTTTATCATTGTTTGATAGAGAAGAAGGATCATTTCCAAAAGGTGAAACAGCAGTACTAACTATGGTTGAAAAAGACTATGGTGAGCAGTATATTGAGCCAGCAAAGCAATTTATTGAAAAAATACTTAGTAAGTATGAATCAGTAATGACTGGTCCAGCAGTACAAGAGATGGAAGCAGAGCATGAGCCAGAGAAGATTACACTGGCTGTAACAGCAGATATTGAAGCAATGAAAAGAGCGGCAGGCATAGGCGAGAGCGAAAGACCTGCTTCGAACACAAAATTAGACGTTAGTCAAAACGATCTTTACAAATTAGCAGGGCTATAATAGTCCTGTTATAAGTTTTATTTCTTTTTCTTTAAAAAAAGACTTGACATTGTTAGCAGTTTAGTATATAATAATAACTGTGCTACTAACAAACTAAGGCACAAAGGCTATAAGGCAATTACATAGGAGGCATTTATTATGGCATCATTAGCAGAAATCAGAGCAAAACTGAAATCTCAAGAAACGAACACTGGCGGACAACGCAGTGGCGGCGGCGACAACGCAATTTACCCATTTTGGAATATGCAAGAAGGACAGAGTGCAACACTCCGTTTCCTTCCTGATGGTAACGCAGATAATACGTTTTTCTGGACAGAAAGACTTATGATCAAATTACCTTTTCCAAGCATTAAAGGTGAACCAGGCAGTAAGCCTGTACAAGTACAAGTTCCATGTATGGAAATGTATGGCGAAACATGTACTATTCTTAACGAAGTACGTGGTTGGTTTAAAGATCCATCATTAGAAGATATGGGTCGTAAGTATTGGAAGAAGCGTTCATACGTATTCCAAGGCTTTGTAACTGAAAACCCAATTGGAGAAGATGCTACTCCAGAAAATCCAATTAGACGTTTTATTATTGGTCCACAGATTTTTCAAATCATTAAGCAGGCGCTTATGGATCCAGACATGGAAGAATTACCAACAGATTATACTGCTGGTGTAGACTTCCGTCTTAACAAAACATCTAAAGGTGGTTATGCTGATTACTCAACATCAAGTTGGGCTCGTAGAGAGCGTCCACTTGTTGATGCAGAAATGAATGCTGTAAACACAAACGGGTTGTTTAATCTAGGTGATTTCCTTCCTAAGAAGCCAGACGAGATTGGCGTAAAGGTAATGCAAGAGATGTTCGAAGCATCTGTTGACGGACAACCTTATGATGCAGATCGTTGGTCACAGTACTTCCGTCCAAGTGGGATGCAAGCACGTACAGGTGATCCAATGAAGGCGGCAAGCCCACAAGCAACCGCAGTAAGTCAAAGTGCTCCAGTAGCACCTACACCGGCACCAGAAGCGGCACCTGCTCCAGTAGCAGAAGCAACTCCTGCGGCACCGGCGACTGAAACTGCACCTGCAGACGGCAATGGCGCACAAGATATTCTAGCAATGATTAGAAATCGTCAAGCACAATAATCAACATAATGTGGGGGATTAATTTCCCCTACACTTTGGCTTAACAAGGAGTAACTATGGCTAAATCGTTCGACGTTAGTAAGTTCCGTAAGGACTTAACTAAAAGCATCTCAGGCATGAGTAGCGGCTTTAATGATCCTACAGATTGGATCTCAACAGGCTCATATGCACTTAACTATCTTATTAGTGGCGACTTCCACAAAGGTGTTCCACTAGGTAAGGTAACTGTATTTGCAGGTGAATCAGGCGCAGGTAAATCTTACTTTTGTTCTGGTAACATTGTAAAACACGCACAAGACCAAGGCATCTTTGTAGTACTAATTGACTCAGAGAATGCACTTGATGAATCGTGGCTACAAGCATTAGATGTAGACACATCAGAAGAAAAACTACTAAAACTTAACATGAGTATGATTGATGATGTTGCTAAAACAGTATCAACATTTGTAGCAGACTATAAAGCAATGCCAGAGGAAGATCGTCCTAAAGTATTATTTGTAGTTGACTCATTAGGTATGTTATTAACACCTACAGACGTAGATCAGTTTAACAAAGGTGATATGAAAGGTGATATGGGTCGTAAGCCTAAGCAATTGACCGCACTTGTTCGTAACACAGTTAACATGATTGGTTCGCTTAACGTAGGCTTAGTATGTACTAATCACACTTATGCATCACAGGATATGTTTGATCCAGATGACAAGATTAGTGGTGGACAAGGTTTTGTTTACGCATCAAGTATTGTTGTTGCAATGAAGAAAATGAAACTTAAAGAAGACGAAGCAGGTAATAAGATCTCAGAAGTACGTGGTATACGTGCAGGCTGTAAAGTTATGAAAACTCGTTATGCAAAACCGTTTGAAGGTGTACAAGTAAAGATCCCATACGAAACAGGTATGAATCCTTACAGTGGTCTTATTGAACTATTTGAGAAACAAGACTTGTTAGTGAAACAAGGCAACAGACTCAAGTATGTTGATCTAAACGGAGAAGAACATATTGATTATCGTAAAGCATGGATGGTAGGTGAAAAACTTGATTTGATTATGTCGGAATATGCAGACAAAACAGCACCTTTGGTAAATACCGAGGAAGATGATGTAGAAGAAGCATTAACTGAAAATCAAATTGAGGAAACAGCCGCACATGAATGAAGAACAAATACAGGAAGTTTGGACCTTATTTAAAGAATATTTAGATAAGAAACATGTAGAGACTGCCGCAGAACGCTATGTTGATTTATTAGCAGACTACGGCACAGACGATCACGTGTTAATAGAGTCTATGGGATCGTGTACAATACTAGACAATGCAATAAAGTATTATCTAGATGATGAAGAAGAAGTACACGACGACGAAGATGGATATGATTGGGAAGAATAATGTGGTATAGTGAAGTATCTAGAAACATAAACAAAATACCAGACGCGATTGCATACTTTGAAGCAGAATTAAATGATGCAAAGAATGAAGTCAAATTATCTGGTAACGTTGAACGTGCTTCTAGTGCTATGCCCGGTTTGGTTGAACATCGGTTTAATCAACTTCAAGAAATTGAAGCCATTTTAAACTACTTGAATATCGAACTACGTAGATTGCGTAGTTCGTATTTCAAAAAATATCTTGAAAATTATCAACGTGCTTTGTCTAGCAGAGATGTTGATAGATATGTTGACGGCGAAGCAGACGTTGTTGACTATGAAAAAATTATAAATGAATTCGCTCTCATGCGTAACAAATGGTTAGGAGTCTTAAAAGGCCTTGACCAGAAGCAATGGCAGATAACTAATATTGTAAAGTTAAGAGTTGCTGGCATGGAGGACGCATCCGTTTAATGTATACATTTGTTACTAGCCTAAACAAGGCATATTGGAATTCAACTTCCAAAGTTAATATTAATAGTTGGGTAGAATGTTTACCAGAAGATGTAAACATTGTAATTTATAGTGAAGAAAACATTGACATTGGAATCTTTCCAGAGCCACGTGTAAGTTTAAAGCCATTGTATGATAGCAAACCTTTGCTAGAATTTATTAACAAACATAAAGAAGATCCACACTATAATGGTCAAGTTGGTCGTAAGTTAGAAGGCAGTAGTAAGTCTTTTAAATGGCAAGGTATTAAGTTTGCACATAAAACTTTTGCTATATTCCAAGAAGCAAAACTACACGACAGTGGTAAACTGTTTTGGTTAGATGCTGATGTGCTTATGCACAATATGATTGATCATAAATGGTTAGATAATTTATTGCCAGACAATAAAGCAATTAGTTACCTAGGCAGGCCTGCAGAATATGATGAATGCGGATTAATGGGATATAATTTAAACACACAATTCGCTAAAGATTTTCTTACAAGTTTTGAAAACCAATACACGGGTGGATTAGAACACCTAAGAGAAACTCACGACAGTTGGGTATTTTATCAATTACGACTAGGTTTTGAAGATCAAAGTCCGTTCCTTAATTTAAATCCAACACCAAAAGATAATAAAAGTCCTTTTAATAATAGTGGAATTAATAGTCATATGGTACACACAAAAGGAAAAAGTAAAGAACGTTTACAACAAAAATTCTTAAAAAGATTTGCATTAGCAAAAGAACGGGCATTGAGAGAAAAGCATGGAACTTGAAGCACACCTAGGCGGACACCAGGGTAAAACACATACTGATGAAGGAACACTTCGTTGGGCAATAGATAAACTAAAAGTAAAATCAATGTTAGATGTTGGCTGTGGACCAGGTGGTATGGTCGAACTTGCAAATAGTTTAGATGTTGATGCATACGGAGTTGATGGCGACTACACTCTTGAAAGATATAATGAATCTAAATTTATTATACATGATTTTACTAAAGGACCAGCACCAGTAGGCGGAAGTTACGACTTAGCATGGAGCGTTGAATTTGTTGAACATGTATACGAAGAATATATTCCTAACTATGTACAAGCAATGCAAAAATGTAAATTTTTGATTATGACTTATGCTCCGGTTGGGCACGGCGGACATCATCATGTAAACGAAAATACACAAGATTATTGGATTCAAACAATGTCTGATTATGGGTTTAAATACCTAGAAGATCTAACATTAGAAATGCGTAGGCACAGTACTATGGGTAGTAAAAAGAAACATAAATTTTTAGCACGAACAGGATTACTTTTTAAAAAGTTATGAGGATAGGATAGAATTAATGGAGCCATTCTTTTCTGTAGGTGTAAAAGAAAATTTTTTATTCGATATTTACGAACAAAAAAGTATAAAAAAGTTAGCAAAGTCTTTAGGGCCGATGTGGAAATACGCTGATTATAAGAGTAATCCTATAGAAACAAAATTAAATAAATTTGGATACAGAACAAAACAAGATTATCTACCAGACGAATATTATCTTATGCTCGGGTGTAGTCATACATTTGGACAATATCTGCATGATAAAGATACAGCGGCAAACATGCTAGAAATACAACTAGGAAAACCTATAATTAATTTGGGAATCAGGGGCGGTGCATCTAATGCTATGGCTCAAAATTTACAACGACTGATGATGTCATCGTATCAAAAACCAAAAGCAATTTTCGCACAATGGCCGGAAATATACAGATATACATTTTTTGCGGAAAATAGTGTAAAAAATATCACGGCTGGTGTAAAAGAACCTAAAAGATTACTAATATTTAAATATCTTTTAAACATGCCTAAGGTTTTTCAAACAGCAAGTAATCATGCATATGAATATGTAAATAGTTTAGGGATACCAGTAATAAATTATTCTTTAAATGGTTGTAGTGCAGATTACTTTGGAATTAAAGAAATAGATAGAATAGACTTTGCTAGAGATAATCTACATGCTGGCGCAGAAACAAATAAAAAAATAGCAAGTTTTGTAATGGAAAAATTATAATAATGAATAAAGTAGTTGCCATAAAAGAACTATTATGGAGTTGGCATCCATTACCAACTGAATGGACTGTTGTACCGTATGCGGACAAAGCAACTATTAACAGTGCAGATGTACTTGTACAATCAAATCAATCAGGAAGTAAAAAAGAACGCAAACTCGGCCACATATATAACTATGTGAAAGATTGTGGAAAGCCTTATATTGTAACAGAAAGTGCAGTCTTTAGAAAAAATATGGCAGACCCAGATCCAGGTAAGCCAGGAAAAACATATCATCGCTTTAGTTGGACAAGTTATTTTAGAGACGAAGGTGACTATTGTAATGCTAACAGTCCTAGTGATAGATGGGAACAAGTTCAAAAAGATCAAGACTTAGTTGTTAAAGATTGGCGCACTAAAGGTAACTATGTCTTGGTAATGTTACAGCGTCCGGGCGATAGTAGTTTAGTAAACCTACTTAAAAAGCACGGAAGTTATGAAGGATTTGTTACACATACACTAAATGAAATAAAAAAGTATACTGATAGACCTATACGAGTACGTATGCATCCATCACGTATAGATAGACAACAAAAAATATTAAAAGACTTTGATGTACAATTAAGTGACAACTTACAAGGCGCAGGATTATTATCAGGCGGCGCAGGACTACAAGCAGACTTTGATAATGCGTGGTGTGTAGTAGGTTTTAATTCAAACGGACTTACTGAAAGTATAATGGAAGGCATCCCAACATTTAGTATGTGTCCTAGTTCAATGGCGTGGGATTGTAGTAATAAAGATTTAGCAAACATTGAAAACCCAGAAATGTTTGAGAGACAACAGTGGTTAAATAATTTAGCATACTGCCAGTGGCGCGAAGACGAATGCCTAGCAGGATTGCCGTGGAAACATTTAAGGAAAAAATATGCCCAAAAATAAATTTGCAGATATAACAATACATCCTAACAGTGCTAAATTAAGTGCTGGTAATTTTAAAGTAGAAAAGAGTGCATGGCACAAAGGAGATGTAAATTATTTTCCTGCTAAGAAAGAACAGTTTGCAGACTTAGATGCAATGGCAAAAGAGTTTATATTTAAAGGATATGGTCCTGATACACCTATGTTTGGTAACGACGATACAGTAGTTACTATGGGTAGTTGCTTTGCAGATAGATTACGTAATTGGTTAAATGCAAACGGTAAAGGCACTAGTTATATTAATGTACCTGAAGGACTTAATAATAGTTTTGCTGTAAGACAATATTTAGAGTGGGCGTTAACAGGCGACAGAAGTACTGATGCATATTGGTACGATAATGACAAGACACTAGGTGCATTTCAATGGCAACCAGACCAAGAACAACAAAAATTGTTACAACATTTCAAAGAAGTTAGTGCAGTTGTTGTTACATTTGGACTAGGCGAAGTATGGAAAGACGTAGAAACAAACAACGTATTTTGGAGAGGTGTACCTGCAAAAAGTTACGATCCTGCAAAACATAAATGTGTATCTAGTACAGTACAAGAAAATGTAGATAATATGAAACGCATTGTTGAACTTATCAAGACATATGCAGGTGCAGATAAAACTGTAATCTTTACACTAAGTCCAGTACCTCTAAATGCAACATTCAGCAACCGACCTACAATGGTAAGTGACTGTGTTAGTAAAAGTATCTTACGTGTAAGTTTAGACCAGTTCTTTAATGAAAACAAGCACAATAATATTCATTACTGGCCTAGTTTTGAAATGGTACGTTGGGTAGGCGCACATACAGATATTCCTACACTGTTTGAAGACAACACAACAAGACATGTTAATAATGATATTGTAAAAATTATTATTGAAAACTTTGTTGCTAAATTTTTTAAGTAAACAAACTATCTAAGTAACTTTGTTCTATTACTTTATCTTCTTTAAAGTATAAATTAATTACATCATATAACTTATCTGAGTCTTTAAATTTAGTTGCAACGTCATGACTGCCATATGTAACTAACTTATTAATATTTGGATTATTAGGAATAAGATCCATATGTTTTGTTTCATAACCTTTATGTCCAGAAATAAATGTGTAATCTGTCCACGGTACAAAATTCAAATGTTTATGTTTATATTTTTTAATATCTTTTCTATA